CAGTTGGACTTGGCATTTATCTCCCTCTAAAATTCAATGACCAGTTTAATGTTTTCCGTCTGATCCGTTGCTCTTTGTATCGGTGTTCTATTTTCAATATAAAGTACATCACCAGTATCGTGGTCTATTTCGGGTTCTGAATAACCTGAAGTAAACGAAACATTGTTTACCGTGCCAGTTGTTGCAACTTCTGGAGTTCCTGTAGGCGCACCGCCACCTTGACCAGTTATTACATTAGCGCCAGAAAATGCCGTTTGATTTCCGTCTGCGTCAACACCAGCATCATTGTGTCTTGTTTGTATGTAATATAAAATTCTGTTTGTAGCATCCCATTCTACAACTTTACCAACAGCACCTGTACTTGCCTGATTTATTTCTTCATCAACCGTAAATGTACCAGGAGTTGGCGATCCTGCAATTCTAATTGCCTTTGTTAATCTAGCAGTATTAGAAGTTACAGCAGAAGCAGATTTTGTAGGATCTCTTAATAAAACTATTTTTCTAAAATCGTTAACAGCAGAAACATCACCAGAGTTAGCACTTTCAGTACCCTCTAAACTTGTATTCATCATTACAAAGAATCCACCTAATTCTTCTCTACTATTTGCACCGTGACCACCTTTAGGTGGAATAATTACATCTAATTCTGCACCTGCTAAACTAGTTGCACCAGCGGCAACTATTTGTGCATTACTTACCGTTGCAAAAGTATAACCTGATCCTGCGTTAGTAACTGAAACAGCAGTTACAGCACCACCAGAAACGGTTACTGAACAAACACCACCTGTACCATCTCCTCTTATAGGAATATTAGTATGTGTTCCGTTTGTTCCACCTGAACCAGCAGATTTAATTTTTATTACATCAATTGAACCATCTACAGCGGCAGATATAACATTTGATTGATCTGATCCTGGACTAGAGTTTGGCGATACTGCCATAAAATCAACTGATAAAAAGTTTGCTTGTTGAGCAGCAGATAGTGTGTACATATACTTCCATCTGTATCCGTCAGCAGTTGTAGTTACTGAAGTTGATACACCTGTTGGTTCATCTGTTGAAGTAGCACCACCGTTGTTATCTAAACATTTGTAAACATTTCGTGCTGTTGTTAATACATAGAAAGTAGAATCAAATAAAGTTGTTGCACCACTATTTGATGTTTGTCTAGTAGTTGTTGATCCTGTTATAAACTCACCATAGTCGTGTCTGTAAGTATCATAAACCGTACCACTTGTCCAGTTTCTTCTAGGTATTACAAAAGATATATCTGAGGATTGTACTCTTTTTGCAGCCAACAAATCGTCATAAGTGTAAAACTCTCTAACTACCGTATCACCAGGTGTTATAGGTTGTGTATCTGTGCCTTCAAAATCTGTTCTACTATCTGGTCTTGTAGATGTACCAAAAGGTTGTGGTCTTCCAATACCAAGATAATACTTATTATTCGCTGTTTCAGAAAATGATTCTGAAAATTGGTCAGCGTTGTTAATTCTAAATTTATTTGTTATAATTGCTGGCATAATTCTTAATTCTTTCTTATATTTATACTACTTTTCATTAAGTTATTGTAATTGTTCCTTGCATTGCACCGTGTGAAGAACATTGATAATAAAGCGTTCCTGGAGCATCCATAGGTACGTGAAATACAACAACACCATTAGGACCTGAAGCATTATTATCTGTAACTCCGTCATTATACACGGTTCCACTTGTACCTGTTGTTGATTGTATTCTAAATGGGTGACCACCACTTGTATTTCTAAAGTAATAAGTTTGACCTTTTTTCAAAAATATAGTAGGGTTATCACCACTTGTTCCTTCTGGAAATCCTGCGCCGTCAAATTGGTATCTACTTGAATCTGGCGCTGTTACCGTAAACATAGAAACAGGTGTATTAGATTGTACAAAATTTGCACCAGTATATACTAATGTTTGACCTTTTAATAAACTTGCAACGGTTACATCTGATAAATCATTGATTGAACTCGGTACACCACTTACCGTAATAGTTTTAGTTGCACCTGATCCTGTTGCAGTAATATTTGAACCAACAAAGTTTAAAGTTTCTGCGGCTGTTGATAAAGATGAACCATCTTCTTGTATTGTTAATGCAGAACCACCAATAGTAATAGTTTTAGTAGAACCTGTTCCTGAAGCAGTTACACCAGCACCAACAAAATCTAATTTAGTAGCGGCAGTTGATAAATCACTACCTTCATCTGCAACGGTTAATGCTGAACCACTTGTATTTGCAACAGCATTAAATCTACCTTGTGCTGATGAGAACTCTAAAATATATCCATCAGCAATACCTGTTGTGTTAACGTCTGTATGTGCTGATATAGAAGCGTTTTCATCTAATATTCTAACCCAACCACTTCCAGAAGAATAGTAAGGTCTGTTACCAACCGTATCAAAAGCAAACATACCTGGATATGTTCCAAACGCAGGTAATGAACCGTATCCTGCAAAGTCAAATCTTAATTTTGAACCTGCACCAGTTAAATCTACCGTTCCTGATCCTGTTAAACTTAATCCTGCAATTGATGTTGTTGAACCACCTAATGAAATAGCGTCTGTTCCTAAAGTTATAGATGAGTTTGCTAATGTTGAATTAGGTATTGAACCTAATGACAATTCAATTCTATTATTGTCTATGGCAGTTGATATAGGAGAATTACCTACGATCTCAAAACTTTCACCTAAATTTACTTCAAAGTTTGTAGATGTATTATCACCTATTATAATTTTACTATTTACAAGTTTATCATTTGTAATACTGCCTGTTAATTGTGCGTTTTCAATTGTACCTACAAGAGCAGTTGTAGGATATGAAGTTGCGTCTGATAAGTTTAATGCAGGTGTAGCGTCTGTGCCACCTAGAGCAAGAGATACGCCACCAATTGATATTGAACTATTATCTAATGCTGAATTTGGTATTTGATTAAATGTGTTTGTTGCACCACTTATAGTTTTATTTGTAAGTGTATCAGTAGATGATTCAGTTACGATTGAACCGTCTGTGGATAATTCTATTCTATTATTTGTAATTGCAGTATTGATACCTGAACCACCAACAATTTCAAAACTACCTCCTAATTCTACATTAAAATTTGTAGAAGTATCATCACCAATAGTTATAGATGAATTATCTAATTTTGAATTTGGTAAAGTTGATAAAGCACTTGAAGGTATATTTGTTATAGTGTTTGTTGCACCACTAATAGTTTTATTTGCAAGAACCTGACTAGCACTTGTAGTTACATATGTACCTGTTAGAAGTGTAGAACCATCTCCTAACGCAGTATATATTTCATCAAAGTTTTCATTTATTTTTAATGCACCTGCTCTTAAATTATCACCCGATCCATCGTTAGCAGATATCCCTCTATTAATTACTTTTTTACCCATTTTGTTTTCTCTTATATACCTTTATTACTGAATTTGCAGGTGGTGGTGTTTTAAACATAATAGCACCTTCAATATCTTCATAATCAGTACCCTCTATTTTTGCCTCACCATCTACGGTTACAAGTATTTCTTGCTTACTATTTATAATGTTATCCAGAAGATTATGGTGTTGTATCATCAAAACTTATTGTTGTTTGTGCAAAGTTAGTTACCGTGTTATCAAATGTGTCAGCAGACACAGCAAACTGCGTAGGCATTGCAAAATTTGTTTTTACGAACTGACCATCTACGTTAGAAGTCATTAAAAATACGCCTCCTCTACCGTCTAAAGATGTTCTTGTTCCTTGTACTTTTATATCACTTAATACTCCAAAAGTAATACCACTACCTGTAGCACTTAAACCAAATACACTATTTGCAAATTTATTTAATGTACCAAATCTAGGTCCTGCATATGCGTATCCTTGTTTAACTTCTACACCATCTATGATAGCTCTCTTTCTACTAGTCATACTAATTTCAATAGGCATCCTAGTCAAAGTTAAATCTCTAGTATTAGTAGGGAAGTGTTCAACCGTAGCAGGTTCTAAATCTACGTCTGCAGGTAAATGAGTATTTGATCTTTGAGATGTTCCGTCATCTACGGTTCCTAATCTTCTACCAAATAATGTACTGAATAAAGTATTAAGTATAGAGAAGATAGGTGTATCTAACGCACCAGATATTTCTCCTTCAACAGGTGATTTAATTTTTGCATTTATTCTATTAAGTAAATCAACTTGTCCTGTAAAATAAAAACCTGCTGTGTGCATAGTCTTTTTAAATGAGTCTCGCCAATCGTTAATTGATTGACCTACTTTTAATACATATGAAAAATCCTGATAGTATTTACTATCTTGTACTTTCATTGTTTGCTCAGATATATAACCATCTTCATTTAAAAATTTACCATCTGTATCTGAAATAGGAACAACATCTAAAGTTGCAGCCGCTACATCAAGTCTAGTTACTTTTGCTGTACCTGAACTTGAAGATGTTATTGTTTCATTTAATTGAAAATTTTTATTTAAATCTTTTACTTTTAAAACTTGTGTGTCTGTATCAAAACTTGCAAGTGTACCAGTTGCACCTGAAGTACCACCAGTTATTGTATCATTATCATTAAAGTTTCCTGATACATTAGTTACTAATAAACAATTTCTAAAATTAATAACAGGTGGTGTAGGAGATTGTTCATATCCTTCTCCTAACTCATTTGTTTTTAATCCTATAACTCTTCCTATTTCTGTACCGTGTGCTAAAAGTTTTCCGTTTGCACCACTTGATGTTATTGTAATAGATGGTAAACTAACATAACCACTACCTTTATTAATTAAAAATACATCTGTTATATCATTTTGATTTGAGTTTGTTTCAGGTTCTAATACAATTTTATCTCCATAATAATGATCGCCTCTTTGTGTTCCGTCTTCAAGTGTTATGTGATCTGCATTTGTACCATCGTCACCTGCAATTGCACCGTTTACAACTGAAACAAATCCTTCGGCATTTACACCTTCAGTTCCTGTATTATTAAAAACTAATTTATCACCTACTGAATAACCTGATCCACCATTATCAATAACAATTTCAGATAATGGTCCTGATCCTATGTCATCAATTGCAATTGTAGCACCGTTACCACCACCAGTTACAGATAAGAAATCTGATTTAGCATATAAACTTCCGTCATTAGTAATATTTTTTGCACCAGGTATACCTGTAATAGTTGCCTTAATAAAGAAGTCGTCTGTATCACTAGCAGTTCCAGATAATGTTTCACCTATTTGAAATGTACCTGATATTGTATCTTCGTTAATAATTATTTCTGAAACTTGTTTAGTACCTACTACATATTTTTTAACTGACTCAACTATAGCAGTTGCAGCTGAAGTTTCTCCTATTATTTGTCTACCAACTAAATCAGTAACTTCACCTATTACAGCAAATGATCTTAAAACTTTTTGAGTATCCCATTGTCCATCTGATACACGCAACATTTGTGTTCTAGGATAAAATGTTTCTGATACTTGATTAAATAATATTCTAAAAAATAATTCGTGTCCTTTTTGTGTACCTTTTAATCGGTACATTGATTTAATATTTTTAATTAAACTTCTTTTATCTAATCCTACTGCTAAAGTTTCAGGTATTGTTTTTAAAAATTCATCTCTAAATTTTGATAAGAAGTTTGATATTACTCTATCTGGATCTCTAAAGTTTGTTAACTCTTGTATATTCTGAACAGGATTAGGACGATAATTGTTTATGACTGCTTGAGCGCCTGAAGTATTAC